CTACTTATTTTTGTGAATTTAATAATGCTTGGTATGCTCTTCTTGATGATTTAGGAATCATTGTATCTATTTCTGATACCACTGCTTCTGATAATGGTAATCCTATTTATTATAGAAGTGTAACAAATCTATTAGATAGTGGAACAACTAAAAGAAAATTTTATCAAAGATTAGAAATAGTGGGAGATAAAGTAGCTGCCACTATGTCAATACGACACACTAACGATGATTATGCAACCTGGAGCAATTACCGAACTGTAGACCTGTCCGTATCTCGCCCACAACTTTATCAACTAGGCGGCGACAGGCGTAGAGCTTGGGAGTTCCTAGTAACAGATAATGTATCATTACGACTCAGTGCTGCTGAAATGGATGTCGAAGGTGGGGAGATGGAAGTAGACCCCAACATGGCTAGGAAACGATGATTATAACTACTGAATCTATTGAAACTACCAGACCTGATGCACAAGAACTACTACAGCAACATTATGAAGAATTAACTTTATTTAAAGAACATATTAATCTAGAACCTAATTGGGATTCATATTTACGATTAGAGCAACAAAAGAATTTAGTATTAATTACTGCTAGAGACAAAGGTGTGTTAGTAGGATATACATTGTTTTTTCTTACTAACCACATGCACTATAAATCTACTCGTGTAGCAATTAATGACGTATTGTTTTTGCATAAAAATTATAGAAAAGGGTTTACTGGTATTAAGCTTCTTAAAGAAGCTGAAACTGTTTTAAAAGCTTTAGGTGTTGACAAAATAATGTGGCATGTAAAGTTTACTAATAACTTTGGTCCTATATTACAACGTATGGGATATGTAAATGAAGAGATTATATTCTCAAAAATGTTGAAGGAATAAATTATGGGTGCAGCTATTGCAATTGATGAAGTTTTAACTAGTGTTGCTACCGATGCTTTTTCTGGTGCAGTAGATGCATCTATTGCATCAACTGCTATTGATACAGGTATTGGTCAACAATTAGCTGCTGATGTTGGAAGCACACTAGTTCCAACTGGTGCTGATGCTGTTGCTTCTCAACTTGCAACAGACCCTAATGCAGTACAACCAAGTTATAATGCAGCTAATCAAGTAGCTCAACAAGGTGTTGGTCAAGATATGACCAATTGGGGATGGAATGACTATCTTAATGCGGCTAAAACAGCTCAAAGTGCTGGTAGTGTTTTAAGCGGTATTGCAGGACTAGGAAGCAAACCATTACCTACTGTAGCTCCTACAACAGCTCAAATACAAGCTGACCCTTGGAGTCGTTATCGTAGTGGTTATGGAGATATGCTAAATGCATTGATGATTAATCCTGCTCTTACAATGACAACTCCTGGCTATCAATTTCAATTGCAACAGGGTTTAAATGCTATGCAAGCAGGTCAAGCTGCTAGAGGACAAACGCAATCTGGAGGAGCATTAGCTGCCCAACAAGTGTTTGGTCAAAACTATGCTATGAGTGCATTTAATAATTTGGCCAACATGTATGGAGGAATGGCTGGTGCTGGTCAGTCTGGAGCAACTGGTAGTCAAGCTTTGTTGTCTGCACAACAACAACAAAACGCTGCTTTACAGGCAGCTCAAAATGCTCAAATGTCTAACCTTGGTACTATTGCTGGTGGTTTAAATACTATTTCTAATATTTATGGTAAAGGTGGAACACCTTCAACACTTCCTAATCCTACTGTGAATCCTGTTGGATATGGTGATGTTACTTCATCAGCTGGTGATTTAAGTTATGCAATGGGTTCAAATTGGGGGTACTTCTAAAATGCCTTATGACGCTAGAGTATTTACAGAAGCATTTTCTGGTGCAGTAGAAGCTGGCACAAAAGCTGCTACGCAAGAAGATGTTATTGCTCAATCTCGTGAAAAGACTGAACAAACCAAACTTCAAACTCAAGCAGCTCAGTTTCAAATGCAAAGTTTAATAAAACAAGCTGCTGAAAATGATGCTACTAAATCAGAGGTAAGAGCACTTTCTGCTGACAAAACTTTTCAAGCACTCAAACCTTGGGAAAAAGCTGAGCGTTTGTCTTCTATTATGTTAAATAAAGGAGATGTTGCTGGAGCTGACAAGCTACTTGAGAGTGGCATGAAAATGGAAAAGATGGAATGGGATCGTAAAGATCAAGGCTACCGTGCTTTAGAAAGTGGTATGGATAGAGCCAGAGCTTCCATCAAAGGTGCTTCTGACCAAGAAGCTGCTCAGTCAATGTTAATGCAAGCATTGATGTCTTATCCTCCACAACTACAACCTTTAGTCCAAGGTGCTATTAACGATTTGAAGAAACTTGGATTTCAAGAATGGCAAAAGAAATGGGGAGATGAAACGGGTCCTTTAGGTATGACACAACGTTCTATTGAACAACGCCGTCTTGCTGAGACTGCTCGTCATAATGAGAAGCTGGAAACAATTCGTCAAAACCAAGTAGATGTTAATGACCGTCGTGTAGATGCTCTTATTACTAAAGCTACCACTGGAAGCGAAGATAAAAACGAAGCTCGTATAGATAGGCAAGCAGCTAGTGCTGCTAGTCGTATTTCAGCTATCGAACGTGGGTTAGAACGCGACCAAAGTTACGTTAAAGCACAAACAGAAGTAGAAAAAGCTCAGCGTGATTTAGATAATGCTGGTATGTTTACTTCTGAAGCACCCCTTAAAAAAGCATTAGAACGTGCTCAAGCTAAATTAGAAGACATTAAAACTCGTAACATAAACACTCAACGTACTATTGCTCGTTCACAATCTCCTGAAGTACAAGAGAGATTGCGTGAAGCTCGTCCTGATTTGTTTGAGCCTTCTGTAACACCTCCTGCTACTCCTGTTGCACCTGTAGGCACTTCTGCTGCACCACCAGCTCCTGCTGCTACGCCTACTAGCACTGCTGCTGCTGACACAATACCTAAAGACAAAGATTGGAGAACGTTACAAAAACCTGAAGACTACGCAAAAGAAATTCGTGCTAGAACTGATTTGGATCAGGCAACAAAAGATAGCATAATTAAACGTTACACTGATGGTTATCAAAACATTAAACGTGAACAAGAAGCAAATAAAAAATTATCTGATGATAAACCACTAACCAGAGAGCAAGTTAAAACTCGTTGGGAAGAGGTAAAGAAACGTTCTCAAGAAGAACAAATTCAATTTATCAATGATAATAAACAATACTTTTTGCCTCCAGGTATTCCTAAAACTGCAAAGCTTGCTCCAGATGGTGAATGGTATTCTCCTGACCCTAATCGTCCAGGAAAATACATTAAACATTCAGTAGCTAAATAATCATGCCAAGCACTGCTGTAGATTATGATCCGTTCAAAAAGACGGAAGTTACTAGTACACCCGTAGAAGGTGATCCATTTGTTACTAGTAAAGTTACAGCTACGCCTGTAGAAAGCGATCCATTTAAAGCCCCCACTATGGGTGCAGCTTATGGTAAAGCTGTTGGAGAAAGTATTATTCCTACTGCTGGTGGTTTAGCTGGTGCTGGCATTACTATGGCTGCGGGTGCTCCTCTTATTGCAGGAGCTACAGCTATTAATCCTATTGCAGGTGCTGCTGTTGGTATAGGTCTTGGATTGTCTGGTGCTATTCCTGGATCATATGCTGCTTCAAAAATACAAGACTTAGTTAAAAATCTTGTTCCAGAAGAAACTTTAAAAGAGTATGGTCTTGATCCTCAAACTCGTGCTGCTGAAATTAAAGCTTTTCCTATTGCCTCACAACTAGGAGAACTTACTCCTAGCCTTGCTGCATTTCGTCCTGGAAGGGTTTCAAAATTAGAACGCGGTGTTGGAGCTGGAATTGGTCTTGGACTTGAAGCTGGTCAACAAGCTCTTGAAGGTGAATTTGATCCTACTCGTTTAGCTATTGCTACTGGATGGCAAGCTGGTGCTCCTAAACTAACTAGACTAGGAGAAAAACTATTTCCCACTCCTCCTGCTCGTCCTGCTGATGCTCGTAAGCCTTCAGACATTAGTGTAAAACAAGAATACGATGTTCGTAACGAAGACAGGTTTGTTCGTGACATGCAACTGTCTACCGACCCTAAATATCGTTTGCGTGAAACTGCTTTCTTGGATAAAGAAACTGGTGAAATTATTCCTTCAGGTAAAGGACACGATGAGCTTCTTAAAAAAGACCCACGACTAGAACAAGGGTTCTTAACAGAAGACGGTACGTTTGTTAATAGAAAAGACGCTCAAACTATTGCTGAATCTCAACACAGTGACTTGTTAAAAAAAGCTGTAGACTCTAAAGAAGGTTTACATTCTACAGACTTTGGTCCAGATCGCATGGATATTTTTAAAGAACCTAGAGAAACAAAACCATCGTCAGAACCAAGACCTGTTGTTGATCCTACTCGATATGACCCTCGTAAAGTTACGGATGAAGCTGATCTTCGTGCTAAAGGAAGAGAATTAATTCTTTCTGAAGGAGAAGAAGCTGCTCGTAAATTCTATCGTGGTTATGAAGAATATAAACAAACTTGGTTAAACCCAGTTAAAGAAGTAGAAACTTTTGTTGGATTAAATATTAATAACAAAATGGCAATGGATAGAACCGTTGCTGTTACTGCTGGTGAGTTTGAAAGTTCAGCACCTAAAGATGTTCGGGAAAAAGTTGCTGAAGCTATTGATACAGGTCAGACAGAAAAATTAACAGGCTCAGAACGTGAGCTTGCTGATAAATACATTGCAAAGATGAATGACATTGGACAAAGAGCATTAGATGCTGGTGTCATTAAGGGCCTTCTTGAAAACTATGTAACTCACATTGTTGATTGGTCAAAAAAACCTAAAGGTGCATTAGAAACATTTCTTAATGAATTAATGGGAAAAGTAGAAGGTAGAAAAGACACAGGCATGAGTCCTACTAGCCGCTATGCTGAACGTCGTAGTTATGCAACGTTTGAGGATTTGCAACAAGCTCTTAAAGATAGCAATCTAGAACTTAGAACAAAAGACCTTGCTGAGATATACAAAGAGTATGCCACTGCAATGGAACGTGCTATCGAAAACAAAAAACTTATTGAAAAAATCTTGACTCTTCGTAACGTTGCTGGTGAAAGTTTAGTTCGTAAAATTACAGACACTGAACCATTACCTTATGGTTGGCAGCTATTAAATTCTCCACAGTTTCCTGGGTATGCTGTTCATCCAGATTTAATGCCCGCTCTTAAATTTGCTTTTGAGGCTCGTGGCAATGAGTTTATTAATGCTGCTTATATGGCATCTCAAGCAGTGAAACGTATTAACGTACTGGGTAGTTTTTTCCACGCGAAGTCGTTGATGGAAGTGTTGTCTAGTACAAACATTCCTATTTGGACTCCAATTAAAGAAGCTGTAGTGTTGCCTTTAGTTGAGAAAGGAATTAAAGCTACTACAGGAAAAGATGTTGAGTTGTCTGGCATTACTAAAGCTGTAGAAGCTTTTCGAAAAGGCGGTGTTGGTGACAGTGTAGACCAATGGATTAAATCTGGTCTTGTTTTAGAAATACCTCAAGATGCAACTACTGGTGTGTTTACAATTATTGGAAAAGCTTCTGATAGTGTTATTAGTAAATTTGGTCCACAGACTCGTATCTTAGAAAACTCTTTGTCTGCTGTTGAAAAATACACTCTTGGTTTGTTTGATAAGTTTACTTGGGACTATTTGCACACTGGTGGAAAATTATACATTGCAGATAAATATTTAGAGCGTGCTCGGATTGATGCCGAAAAAGCGGGTAAACCTTTTGATGAAGCAGCATCACGGCAAGAGATTACTAGGTTTATTAATAAAAGTTTTGGTGGTTTAAATTGGTTTGACTTGGCTCGTGAATCTTCAACTAAATTTGGTAAACAAATATCTATGGCTGCATACAGTCCTCAAGGACGTAAAAGTATGCAACTGTTGTTGTTTGCTCCTGATTGGACTATTTCTACAATCAAAGCTTTTACTGCTGCTCTTCCTAGCGGTTTAAACCCTACTAAATGGCATCCTGTTGCTGGTGCTAAAGCACTTCGTGCTCCTTCTACTCAAGCAGACTATGCCCGTTTATATCAACTTAAAACTGCATTAACATATCTAACATTGTTAAATGCGTTTAACATGGCTACTGCTAATCGTCCTATTTGGGAAAATAAAGACCCTACTCGTATTGAATATCCAGATGGAACTAGTATGCAAGCTATGAAACACGCTATGGAACCTTATCACTGGTTAGCAGCTCCTGACCAAACATTAATAAACAAATTAGGATTTCTTCCTAAAGCTGTTTTGATTGGATTGACTGGTTTAGAATATCCAAGTCCTTTTGCACCTAAAATGGCTGATCCTTCTTTGGTTAATAGACTTAAAGCTATTGGTTCTCAAGCATTGCCTTTTCAAATATCTGCTGCTAAAGGAGCACCTGAAGGTGAAGGACTTAAACGTGCTGTTCTTGGTACTCTTGGTTTTCCTCTTTATGGCACTACTCCTGAAGAACGTCGTAGAGCTAATGCTGAGCGAAATAGAATCATTAGAGAAAAACGAAAAGAATATAAACAACGCGCTAGAGAAAAGGGTTGGGAATGAATCTACTAATCATTGATACACAGGGCGTTAGTTTAGACATTGCACTTCGTGCTCAAGCATGGGGGCATACTGTTCGTATGTTTCAGCGTCACAATAAAGATGGCTCACGTTGTGAGGTGGGTGATGGATTGGTACAGCGTGTACCGCATTGGGAACCCCACATGAGTTGGGCTGATTTAATATTTGTTTCTGACAACATTAAATACATTCATCAACTAGAACGCTACCAAAAAGAAGGCTATCCAGTGTTTGGGTGTAACGTTGAAGGTCAAACTTGGGAACAAGATAGAGAAAAAGGTGCTGCCGTACATGACCGTATGGGCATTAAAACTCTTCCTATGACTAAGTTTAAAAACTATGATGATGCTATTGAATATGTTATTAAGAACCCAAGACGTTATGTATCTAAACCATTAGGAGATGGTGAAAAATCTTTGTCTTATGTAGCCAAAAGTCCTGCTGATATGGTGTACATGCTTCAATATTGGAAAAAGAAAAACTCCTATAAAGGAGAATTTGTTTTACAAGATTTTCATGCTGGTGTTGAAATGGCTGTTGGAGGTTGGTTTGGTCCTGGTGGATTCAATAAATACTGGTGTGAAAATTGGGAATTTAAAAAGTTAATGAACAATGACCTTGGTGTAGCTACTGGCGAACAAGGAACTGTGTTAAGATATACTACTGAGAGTAAACTTGCTGACGAAGTGTTAGCTCCTTTAGAAGGAATGTTGCATGGAATTTCTTACTCTGGTTACATTGATGTTAATTGTATCATTGACAAACGTGGAACTCCTTGGCCTTTGGAGTTTACAATGCGCCCTGGTTGGCCTTTGTTTCAAATTCAACAAGCTTTACATCAAGGCGACCCAATCAATTGGATGAAGGATTTATTAGATGGAAAAGATAGCTTGCGCGTTTCTAGTAGCATTGCATGTGGCGTTGTTATTAGTATCCCTGACTATCCCTACTCTAGACTTACCAAAAAAGAATGCTCTGGTTATCCGTTGTTCGGTATAACTGAACAGGACTTAATAAAAAATATTCATGCTAGTGAAGTCCAGTGGGGTAAAGCTCCTGAGATGAATGGTGATAAGATTAAAATGAACGTGCCTATGTATGTCACTGCTGGTGACTATGTTTGCACTGTGTCTGGAACTGGTGACACTGTGTTTGATGCTGCTGCTAGTGCATATCGCAACATCAAAAAGCACATTGAGATTCCGAATTCTATTATGTATAGAACAGATATTGGATATAGATTAGAAAAACAATTGCCAGACTTGCACAGTGTTGGCTATTGTAAGGATGTAAAATATGGCAGTTAAACTTCCACCTATCCCTAGACAACCTATTGGAGAACATTTTGAGTGGAGAGAGTGGTTTCAAAAGCTGCGTGAGTTAGCGTCTTCTGTTGCTGGTATTGCTTTTAATAGTTTGGACTTTAGTGCTTCAAACATAACCAGTATTTTGACTCGTTTGCACTCTGACTTGCAATCGTTACAAGGGGGAGGAGGTGGTCAATATTATCACATGACAGCGGCTCAACATTCGCTGCTGACATCTGGCACATCTCATCAAGTATTGCATGGTAGTTCCACATTGCCTACTTGGGGGCCTGTTGATTTATCTACTGATGTTACTGGTAGTTTGCCTTCAACAAGTTATTCTGTTCCTTATGGATCGTTTCAATCATTTTCTTATACAACACTTACTAGTAACATTAATGCTAGTGTTACAACTATTCCTGTTGCAGCTACGGGAGGCTCTCAACCATTTGCTTCTGCAAGTACACTAAGAATTGAAGACGAACTTATTACATATACAGGAATAACATCTACTTCGTTTACTGGTTGTACCCGTGGTGCTTATGGTTCTACTCCAAGAACCCATACATCTGGAAATGGCGTAACTTCTGTAGAAGCAAGTGCTGCCAATACAAACAAAGTTATTCATTTAAATATCACTGACTACTCCAATCAAGTGTCTATTGTTAGTAGTTCTAAAATCACCGTGGCTGTTGCTGGTTTATACAACCTGCAATGGAGTGGTCAAATGGTTAATTTAGATACAGGAATTAATGGCGCTTCTATATGGTTGCGTGTCAATGGCACGGACGTTCCTGGAACAACTGGACATGTAAATGTGCCCGCTACTCACGGTGCAGTTGATGGACAAATTATTGTGGCATGGAATTATTTTGTTCGTTT